GTTGCACTTTTAATCAAGTATGATGGGATACCATCAATATACATGATGAAACGATTCTGAACTTTTGGTTCAAAAGCGGTGAACATTATTTCGTTAGCGTCTAATACTGCCATTTTATGTTAAATTTAATTGCTATTAATAAATATAAGCAACTACATTCCCTATGCTGGGAATGTAGCGCCTGTTGGTAATACGTTAAAGTTTAAGATGATAAACTCAGCAGTCTTAGTTGGTTGGATATAAATCTGACCTACTAATTGGTTTCTATCGATTACATCTGGAGTATTGTTCGTATCGTCCATTACTACTTTGTAAGCGTATAAACCTTGTCTTTGTACTACTGATTCTAAGTAAGGGTTAACTTGAGCTAAGAATCTATTTCTAGTAGCAATTGTATTTTGTTCGAATACTAAGTTATTAGCTACTTGTCCGATGAATCCTTTTAATGCAATCAACAAACGACGAACGTTAACTCTATCTAATGATGTTTGTTTACGTTGTAATGTCTTTTGACCAAATACTACAACACCTTCTCCAGGGAATGTAGCTAATGGGTTAACATTTGCATTATATAATGTATCACGATCTGCTTGAGATAATTTTCTTTCAGCTCTTAATACTGAAGGAACACCACCACGGTTTAAACCTGCTGGAGCGAACCATTCAGCACCTACTTGGTCGTTAAATGCTAACACACCACCCATTACTGTTGTTGGAGGACACCATACATTCTTACCTAAGTTAGAGTTGAATAATTGAATCCAAGGATAGTAAGAAGCAGCGTAGTTGCTTGAATTACCAGCAGCTGTACTTGTAGCAGCTGAGATTGAAGTACCATAAACACCAGCACTTACTGGAGCAAAGGCATCACCTCTATTTTCAGCAACTGATATTAATGTAGTTGAAGCAGCGCTATCTAAACCAACAGCTGGAGCTAACAATACATTAAATTGATAATCGTCTTTATTTGTTAATAAAGCTAATGCTGTAGTGTAATCTGCTACTGCAAATCCTTCCATGTTAGCTGCTGTGATAGATTCGTTCATTAATTGAACTCTATTTGTTGCAGCAACACCACCAGCAAATGAACCACCATAAGAACCACTACCTAAAGCTGGTAATGAACCACTGTATTGAGCAGCTTTAAAATTACCGTTATTATCGATAGAATCTACTTGAGGAGTTGCAACTGATGCTACACGAACGTATTGAGATGCGTTAGCATAAGAACCACTAATTGCTATAAATGGATTACCATCACTGTCTAAAGCGTATACTGGTTTTGTATCACCAATTACACGAGAGATAAAGTTAGATGTATTTGGATCTAATGATAAATTAGGCCAAGTTTCAATATAGTTAGGATTAGATGTGTTATCATCACCTTTGCGAATAGCTAAAGTGAATGTACCACTACCTGTGTTTACATTTGTAACTTCCCAACGAACGTTTACTGCGCTACCGCTTGATAAAGCACCCGCTGACATACTTGATGTATTGTTCATTTGATCACCCCAAGCTAATGTTTCTAGAGTGAATGAAGACGTTGCAGGAGTGTTAGCTACATAAGCAGTTACAGCTGCTGAAGCATATGTTTGTGCTGTTGAAGAACCACTAATTACACGAGTTACTAACAATGTTTGACCACCGTTATTAAAGAACTCTTTTGCAGCTAATGATGTTAAATATTCATAGTAGTAACTACCACTTTTGAATGTTGAACCGAACTTTGATAAGTACTCAGAGTATGAAGTAACATAAGTTGGTACGAAAGGACGACCCAATACTGTAGGACCTACAATAGCGGTTGATGTACCTAGAATACCTCTTTCTACTAAACTCTGATCTGATTCATTCTGGAATACTCCAGGAGAAATGATTTTTTCGCTCATTTTTTATATTATTTTTGGAATTTTATTAGGATTGACCTAATAATAAATATCCAAAAACCACCATAAAACGCAGATATCTTATTGAGCAGGTGTTATTTCACCAGTTTCAGGATTAATCACGCCTTCGCTGTACTTTACTTTCAATACTTCGATTAGTTCCGATTCTTTACGTTCAATTGTTTCAAGATCGGCTACTAAATTAGTTTTATCTTCGCGCAATTTTGCAATATTCTTTTCGAATGTTAAAATTTGTGCTTCAGCAATACCAATTTCAAATACTGTTTGATTGTACTTTGACTGTAAATCTTTTACTTGTTGTAATTCTTCTGGTGTTAATTTTTGTGACATAACGTTTATTTTTCCCATTTATTGCCTGGACAGGCATTAGGTCCATTAGGACTAAATACTTTTTTCTTAAGAGGACATCCACATAACCCACACGTATATAAATCTAATAATTTAGTATAGGTTTTGTGTTCACATCCGTCACAAATAGCAGTGCGCTGTTCAGCTAATAGTTTTTTTTCAGGTGTGGGATTAGCCGCAGCTACCCACGCCTGAAATATTTCACTAAGTTTATTCACTAACTTTTACTAGTTTGAAGATTGTAGGATAGTTACCTTCAGACTCAATGTTTTCTAATTCATTAAGATCAATAGGCTTGTATTCTAATTCTTTTTCTTCTTGTAACAACATGTTAAATTCATTTTGGAATTCAATGAATTTTGGATTGTTTTTACCTTCTACAATTTTACCTTCTTCATCTCTAACGATGTCGATGTACATTGAAATACCAACATTACCTTGTTCATCAGTTTCGCCGTGCTTTTTGATCAATTCTTCTTTCAAAGATTCAACAGTAGCTTTTTCAGCAATAACTTTTTTAGATAATTCCGTTAACCAATATTTAGTTGTTAACTTTAATTTCTCAGCTAATAAACCAGCTGATACTTTATCACCGGTTTGTTGATTCACAACTCCGTTTAATTCTGATTCTAGGTTATAGAATTCATATAGTTTTAAACTGATTTTTTCCATAATTACTTCTTAGTTGTTTTTTTAGCTTTTGGTTTAGCAGGTTGTTTTGGAGCTTTAGCCTTAGGAGCTTCAGTTACTTTAGCAACTGCTTTTTTAACATCTTTAACAACTTCTTTAACTTCTTCTACTTTAGTTTCGATAGCGTCAGGAATGTTGTTGTTGTTTGCATCTGCAACTTTACCAGTTTTCATGGCGATGAATGTAGCGATAGCACCGATAGCCAATACTAATACTACGATAGCGAATGTACTCATATTTTTGTTTTATTTGTTTACTGTATATAAATATATAATAGATTTAGGAAACAACCAAATTTATTTTAGATATCCAAATTATCCTTCTTGAACAGTTACTACTACAACACTATTCTTATTTATGCTTAGAACAGAGAATCTTGACACTGTAAGACCTGAGTCAAATTCTTGATAATCTTGAGGAACAGAATCTACATACCAATACATATAACCTATATCACCAGCAATGCCGTCCGGAGCTACTCTATTTACATAGAATGTTACATCAATATTTGAGCCATCAGATGGTAAATTAGGAACATTAAAGTTAGCCGAATTGAAAGTTCCGTATATAGTAGCTTGGTTAGCTCCTGTAGATCCTTCACTTGTAGAGAATTTATAAGCAATAGTTGAAGAGTACACATTTACTGAACCTTGAGCACTTATTGTTACATTTGGTATTGTTGCTGATGGTGTAACTGATGGTGTTCTAGATACAGATGGATCTGGTGTTCTAGATACAGATGGTGTTGGTGTTATGCTTGGGTCTGGTGTTCTAGATACAGATGGTGTTGGTGTTACACTTGGATCTGGTGTTCTAGTTACGGATGGTGTTCTAGTTGGGTCTGGTGTTCTAGTAATAGAAGGTGTAGCAGTAATACTAGGTGTTCTAGTGATACTAGGTGTTGCTGTTATACTAGGTGTTCTAGTAATACTAGGTGTTAACGATGGTGTAGCAGTCAATGATGGAGTAGCTGTTATAGATGGTGTTCTAGTAATAGAAGGCGTTAATGATGGTGTTGCTGTTATAGAAGGTGTAGCAGTAATACTAGGCGTTCTTGTAACACTAGGCGTTAATGACGGAGTAGCGGTTAACGATGGAGTAGCAGTAATACTAGGAGTTCTAGTAATAGAAGGCGTTAACGATGGAGTAGCAGTCAATGATGGAGTAGCCGTTATAGAAGGTGTAGCAGTAATACTAGGCGTTCTAGTGATAGAAGGCGTAAGACTAGGAGTAGCAGTTGGCGTAAGTGAAGGTGTAGCCGACGGCACCTGATTTTCATATATTCCTAATCTTAGATTATGCATAGTTACTTATTAAGCTAGTCTACCTACTAAATACCACTCATCTGTAGCTACCTTTAATAATGAAACGGCAGCATATTGTCCAGATATAGTTCTAGAGTTATTAAAACTATTTAATGTAATACCAACGCTTGCAGTAACAAAACTAGTTTGCCCAGTTCCTCTTTGTATAACAGCAATTTCTGTTCCCAATGGGAATGGAACTGTTGCATTTAAAGGTACTGTAATTGTATTTGCAGATCCTACATTAGTTTCAATAACTACACCTTGGTCAGCTAATGAAAGAACATAGTTTGTTGCTTGTCTATTAAATTGTAAAGGAAATATTGAACCCGATACTACAGTAAAGCTACCGCTAATCACAACGTTGCCATTCGATTGTATTAATGAACCGCTTATTGAAAGTGAACCTGTAGCTAAACCATTATCTATTATCATCTTTTTATATAAATATGCATTGTTTTTAAAAAGTAGTTAAATTTTCTTAAACAGATCCATAACCTAATCCAATTTCAACATTATATGTTGTGCCTGGGTTAGCGGTGAATGAAAAAGATATTTCAGTATACCCTGAATTAGTGTTGGTATTGGCTCTTCTTACACCGTCTACGTTTATAAATGAAAATATCGGTTGACAAGGAGAAAGACCATATCCATTTGATGAAGCATAAATAGTTACAGTGTAACTGCCGTGAACTGTTGCACTACAATTACCTCCAAATGTTAAAAAAGTACCTGCATTAGCTCCTCTTTCAGTACTAGATATAAAACTTCCCTCATAGGGACCTTGATACCCAAAATTAGGATCTGTTGACACAAACCAACCATATGAGTCCATTGACATAGAACAACCATCATACAATTGACCTACATTTTGAGACATATTAACAGTTGATGTTGGCCATTGGTACCCTCTAAATTCACTTATTGAATCTGGGGTTCCTTTACTAGCTCTAGAGCTTAATGCTCTTAATGATCCATCACTAGTTACTAATTCTTGTCTAATTTGGCTTATTGATATTGGTCCTGCTGAAGGTAAAGCACCCATATTAACCTAATTTTGCTTTTAATTCATCTATTTGTTTTTGTTGCTCTTTAATTGCTTCAACTAATAAAGCAGTAATACCTTTATCTCTTAAAGACAATAATCCATTATCATTTTTTCTAACCAACTCCGGCATAACTTCCTGTACTTGTTGTGCTATAAAACCTATATCTTCTTTTAAATTAGTGTATTGTCTTGTTTCAGAGTCTTCTTTCCAGTCAAAAGTTACACCCTGTAATTTTAGAATTTTACTTAGTGAATTATCTAGCGGTTTTATATTTTCTTTTAAGTTAATGTCAGAAGGAGAACCATATGCTGTAATATCTGCAGATGCTACAATATCACCTCCATTTCCTAGTTTAATAACAGCACTTCCTCCTCTATTTGCTGAAAAAACTCTCACACCAGCCGAAAATCTCATTGAGCAATAGGCATCATTTAGATCTACTATATCTCCATCATCTGCTAATATAATACCATTTCCTGTTGTATTACCAGAAGATACTGTTATACTATTAGTAATAGTTGCTGCTGCTGCACTTACAGTTCCAGGAAAACTTGTATTTCCTGATCCATCTAATAATGTAGCTGTTCTAGTAAGTGATGTAAATACTCCAGTATATTGTCTAACATAAATTGGTTCTGTACCATCATCTGCAGTAGCAATCTCTACAAAGCCAGCATTTGAAGCAGTACCTCCAACTAATATTCTAAACTGATCGTTATCAGCCATATTACCTCTAACAAGTTCAGCACTGTTTGTACCTGTAACTGTTTGAGAAATAGCAGCTGCAGTGCCTGCAGATGTTATAAACCCAGCACCATTAGTTAATTGGTTTGTGTTTGTAATTGTGTTTGCAATAGTAATTCCAGTAGAACCATTGTATGAAGTTCCACTTAATCCAGTTCCAATTGTTAATTTAGCTAAATTAGAACCTAAAGAAATACCTGAAATAGTGCTATTAATTAAAGCACTATTAGGGATTGAAGTTAAACCAGCACCACTACCTGTAAATGAAGAACCTGATATAAATCCTCTAACATACATTGAACCTGTAAACACTTGAGTGTTTGAAGGTGAATTACCAAATACGTTTGATCCACTACTATACGAAGTAGAGTTTACAATTAATGTTTGAGCAATAATACTACCACTAACAACTAAACTACCACTTGTAAATATACTTCCACTAACATTTAAACTACCACTAGTATAGAAACTACCACTTAAAATGGTGGGTCCATTTACTGTTAGTGAGGTAAATGATGGATCACCTCCTTGTTTAACTAAAGTTACAGTTTGACCCATTATTTATTTTTTAGTTTTAGCTGCAGTGATAAGTACAACCTATAAATGCTTTTTTATATGTTTGTCCTTCAAATTCAAATTCTTCACATACATACAATCCATCATTATTTAAATCAAAATCACAATCCATAGTAGATTTTGCTACTGTATAATTGTGTAACAAATCATCATCTTGTTTTCTACCATACCCTGGTATGATTGATGAACAAATGTAATCTCCATTTTCAATATTGCCATTGATATTAGTTATCCAAATTGCTCCTTCACCTAATCCGTTTATACGAACAATATTACTACCTAATCTATCACCCCATTCTGTATCGTTATCTGTTTCAACAGTACCATCTGTGTTGTAGTTATCGTTTTTAACGTTTGTAACAACACCCCAAACCGCTTTATCCTGATCTGTATCTGTTAATTTGATTTCTGGTAATGCTTCTGAGATTTGAATTGCATCTTTTCCTGTAGTTACTTCTTGAGTAATTGGATTTACTGAGTAGAAAGTACCAGCTGAACTAACGATTAATCCAATATAGTTTTGGAGATTAGTTTTTAAGTCTAAATTAACGGGTTTGTTACCATGTTGGCCTGTAAAGTATGTACTTGATGTTAACAATACTCTATAATTAGTACCTCCATCTCTATTATATAAATAAAGAGTTGTGCCTGCTGGTGTTGGAATTAATCCGCAAGACGTATTAAGAGCATTCATAAAAGTTTTAGAATCAGCATCGTTAGCCCCTCTTACACTTGCTGTAAAACCAATTCCACCAACTCTAAATCTTTCTGCTAGAGGATTTGTTTGCGCACCATTATTTTTTGTCCAAATACTTAAACTACCTCCATAAAATCCATCATCTGTTAATTTTATTCTTGCTTGAGGATATGTAAACCCAGTACCATATCCAACCATATCTATCTCAACACCATTATTTGATGTTAATCCAAGTATACCTTCTGAAGCACCTGAATTTATAGTAAGTCTTCTATCTATATTAGTAGTAGTTCCAATCCCAATGTTTCCTCCACTTGCAATAAACATTCTTGTAGCAAGTGAACCACCTGTTTGAAATACTAGACCAGCATTTCCACCAATACCACCACTATTGTCAGTATTTGCACCTAGTGTAAATGCCCACCCATTATCAGCTGCATTATAAAATGTTAAAAATTTATTATTTGGTACTCTTATTGGAGTATTATTAACATCAGCAGAATTACCACCATTAAAAATAGCAGTACCATTTATACCAATAGTAACCATTGTTATAGGTGAAGCAGTAGTGTTACTTGTTTTAAATTCAAATCCATGATATGAATTAAATCTCATTCTATCACCAAAAGGCATATTAATTGCCCCAAAGCTATCAACAGATGCAGCACCTCCTAAATTTATATAAGTATTATCACCAGTGGTATATCCACCACTTGCGCCAACAGCAACAAATCCCCTTGATTGTACACTACCTGAGAATGTAGCAGCGCCTGAAGTAGCAATGGATAATAAAGTTGTAAATGTATTAGAAGTGGCTATTGTAGCTCCACTTGAAACTCTTATAGTAAAAGGATCTGTTGCAAATCCTAAAAAAGGTTGAGCACCTGATATTTTTACAAAACCTAATCTTGGAATTGCTTGGGCATCTATTCCAATATAAGTACCTTCTCCATTTAGATTGACAATATTTGAGAATGTAGCACTTGTACCACTTAAAGCACCAGTAACAAATAAACTACCAGTAAACTGGTGTGTATTAGCAGCTAACGATCCAAATTTAGTAGAACCAGTCACAAATTCAAGAGACGATGAAATCGTTTGTACTATTAATGTTTGTGCAGTTATAGTACCTGTAGTTGTAAAACTAGAACCTGTAATAGGACCTGTAGCATTTATGCTACCTGAAATTAAAGTGTTGCCATTAACATCTAAACGAGTGTTAGCTGTAGTTTTACCAATACCAAGTCCTCCACTACCACTAATGTAGCTAGGATTACCTGCTGTACTGTCAACACGTAATTCTCCTAATATTGTTAAAGGATTATTATTTGTTTGTCTAAGACCTCCAGAAAATGTAAATCCAGACCACGCACCAGCACCATCACCTATTCTTAAAGCTCCACCTTCAATTTGTAATTTTGATACTGGAATTGTGGTTCCAATACCAACGTTTCCACTAGAGCTAACGAATAGGGAACCTGTGTTTGTTACACCACCACCATCTACTCGCAATACAGCTCCTGTCGATGCAGAAATATGCATTGTTGCTGATGGGTTGGCGATGCCAAAACTCATACTGCCACTTATAAAGGGACTATCTAAAATCATTTAGTTATATTTTATATAAATATTAGTACGTTACTCCTTCTTCTTCTTGAGATGCTTTGTACAATCTGCCTGTTTCGTCTGCGGCTTGTAGTTCTGCTGCTTTTGCAACACATTCCTCATACGTGTCGAATGAGTAGATTGGATCTTCTGGTGTTAAACGTGCTACCCAGATTTGTGCTAAACCTGGTAAAAATTCCATTAGTACGATGTATTTCATATTGTTTTATTTTATTTTATTTATTCTCTAATGCGTTTACTTTTTGTCTAATTGATTGATAAACCAGTATTTCATATTATTTATTTATTAATGCTTTTAATTCTTCTATTTGTGCTTGTTGCTCTTTAATACCTTCAATTAATAATGGTATAATTTTATCATATTGAACTGTTAAATATTTTTCTCCGCTTTTTGATTTATTATCATCAAAACTATCAACATCAAAAGGAGCTAAAAATACAGCTTCGGGCAAAACGGATTGTATTTCTTGTGCTGATACACCAACTTGTTTTGTATCAGTAGAGTATGGCCCTAGACTAGATGCTAATTCATTCCAATTAAAAATAAAACCATTTAAAGATAAAATTTTATTAAGAGCATTAGGTATATTTACAATATTATCTTTTAATCTAATATCGGATGCGTTTTGTGTTAATGTTCCTAAAATAGTTAAATTTCCACCTGATGAAAATTTAGCTGGATATGACCAAGTACCCGATAATCTACCTATTGTTAATCTATCTTGAATGCCGGTGGTACCGGGATCATGAGGGCCTATAAACCAAGTTGCACCGGCACTATTTGCCATTTCAATACCAATCATAATACCATCATCTGCTCCAAATAACATTGATGCAGCACTATCTTGAATTTTAAATTGATAATGATTGGCATTAACTAAATGTAATGCATTAGTAGGACTACTCGTTCCAATTCCAACGCTACCACCTCCAGTAGCCATTACAATATTTGCGCCAAAAGTACCATTAAGAAATAACGAGTTTCCGTCTATAGATAATCTATCTCCTGTGCTTGCTGGTCTTATTCTTCCGTTTCCTGGAAATTGAATTAATGGAGCACTTGAGACTGAGCTGCTTGGAAATATAGATATAGAACCTGCAGCTTGAGTTCCCTCGGTTACGGTAGAAGTTCCGATTCCAACATTACCACCGCTTGTGATTACCATTTTTGTAGTTAATGATGCACCATTAGCAAATTCAATATTTCCCTCATCAGCTATATTTAAGTAAGAACCTATAATTGACTTTGTAGCGCTACTTGTTGAATTATAGAATCTAATTGCACCAGCAGCAACACCACTATTTGCAAAATATAAATTTCTATTGTTTGCTAAATAAACATCACCCTCTACATGAAGTTTTTGTTGTGGACTAGTCGTTCCGATTCCAACATTGCCATCTCTAGTTAAAGACATTACGTCTGCTTTAGTACCTGCGTTGTTTCTTTGGAATGTTAAGCTATCAACACTTCCTCCCATGTATATATAGTAACCTTTTTGTTCACCACTTCTTTCAAGGTAAATACCACTAGTAGCAGTTGTTGAATTTTGTTTTAAAGTAATAGTAGCAGCATCTCCAGCACTAGCTAAAACGTTAGCAGTAAATGATGCAGTTCCTGCAGCACTAATACGCATTCTTTCAGTACCACCTCCAGTTCCTGTTATAAATCTAACTCCATTTTGTCCTCTTAAAAAAGCACCATCAACAACAGAATCATACCCAACAGCGTGTGATATATCTCCAACACCGTTAAATCTAAATGATGAAGCAGCATTTATACCAACACTACCTGTAATGTATAAACTACCAGTAAACTGATGCGTATTGTCTATAATTGATCCAAACTTAGTAGAACCAGTGATACTACTAACACTAGACGTTACTGTTTGCACTACTAACGTTTGTGCAGTTATTGTACCTGCAGTAAAGAAACCTGAACCTGTTATAGGGCCTGTAGCGTTAAGGCTACCTGTTAGTGTTAAGGAACCTGATATTACAGGGGGTGCCTGCATTAATATTGAACCTGTTAGTATTGCGTTATGTATTACCATTATTGTATATTGTTACGTTGTAATATTTCTTTTAGTGTGTCGTTTTCTGCTTTTAGTTCTTGGATTGCTTTTACTAGGACTGGGATCATTTCTGTATATCTTACTCCTAAATATTCTGTTTTATCTGATTGTTCCTCTTCGCCGTATTTAGGTAATTCTGTTTTATCAACTATTTGTGGAAACTGTTCTTCTACATCTTGTGCAATAAGACCTAAATTTTCTTTATTTGTTAAATCGGATTTCCAGCTAAAATTAACTGCTCTTAGAGTTAATAATTTGTTTAAAGCATTTTCAATTTCTCCGTTAATATTTTTTAATCTTTCATCGGAATTTGAAGTCCAAGATGTTGCACCGCTTGTTAATTGAACTCCACCACTTTCTCCGGCAACTACAACTACTCTTGGTAAACCAGTTGCGTATATTCTTCCGTGAACAGTACTTGTAAAATCAGTTCTCCAAATTAATGCAGTATCATAAGCAGAAGTTACTCCAAAAGTTACATTACCACTTGAATCAATACGCATTCTTTCTGTACCAGCACCTGTTCTAACTATAACTGAACCGCCTGATACGTTACCTGCAGATAAAACAACTGTACCAGGATCAGATCCTCTTTCATTACCAGATAAATAGATATGCCCACCTCTAGTAGGTCCGTCTGCCCCGGCACCGCATAAAGCTAAATATCCATTATCAGTTCCGTCAGCTGTATTAATACCAAAAACTCTATCAATTCCTATTAATACATTACCCCCCGCTGTGATACGCATACGTTCACCTTGGTTTCCATTACTTAATGTAGTCCAAAATGTCATATCACAATTAATACCGGTGCCTGTATAAGTAGTCATAAGTCTTGTAAGTCCATCAAGATGACTTATCAAGAATCCGTTTTGATAAGTAGAATTGTCGCACGAATAAAATGGACTGCTATATGAAAGACCATTGCCTGATGTTTGTATTTGTAATCTAGCGGTAGTTGGATTCGTCATTCCTATTCCAACGTTACCGTTAGTGTTTATCATCATGCTTGATGTAGCGGCCGTACCATTTATAGATCTTTGGAAATACATTTCAGCAATGTTATTTCCAGATGTATCAACAGTCATAAAATTAGAAGCACCTCCAACATGATTTATAACCGTATATTGATTAGCATTACCGTTTCTATTTATTCTTAATCCATCTGTAAAAGTACCTCCAGTACTACCATTTATATGAAATTGTGAAATTGGATTTGTAGTTCCAATTCCAACATTACTTCCGCTAATACGCATTCTTTCAGTACTATTTGTTCCTAATACTAATGGAAGATTTTGTGTTGTAACTATCCCCATAGAAACAGAGTCAGTAGCTATATAACCATATCTTGTGGATTGAGCATTGTTCCAAAATTCCATTTGCCCAACATTATCTAATACTCTACCTCTTAATCTTAAATTTATTGCAGTGCTATTATCAGCAACTACATCTAAAGGCGAACTTGGACTTGTCCCAATTCCTAAACTTCCACTTACCAATACACTACCAGTAAACTGATGCGTATTGCCTATAATTGATCCAAACTTAGTAGAACCAGTAATATTACTAACACTAGATGTTATTGTTTGTACAACTAATGTCTGCGCAGTTATTGTACCAGTAGTTAAAAATCCAGAACCTGTAATAGAACCACTTACCCGCAAGCTACCAGTTATATTATGGTTATCAGTAGCTAAGTTTCCTATTCTAACACCTGTATCTAATACTTGAAATTCAATTGAACTACCTGTAATAACAGTTAGTGAACCTGATACTATAGTAGGTCCTATAGAGGTAAATGAGCCTGAAGACACTAAACTACCTGTTAATGGTAAACCACCGCTTGTAGTTACTATTGAACCTGAGATTATTAATGAGCCTGATATGACTGGGGTATATATTACCATTTTAATTATTTATTTTCTAGTTGTTCTATGCGTGCTGTTAATTCTTGGATACTTTTAATCAGTATTGGTACTAATTTAGAATAATCTACACCCTGAGGTTTTATACTATTATCTTCATTTAAAGCATCTTTTTCTCCTGTTACAACATTTGGTAATATCTCTTGTAATTCATGAGCCATCATACCATAATCTCTTGTACCAGCTTCTTTCCATTTAAAATCATATGTTTTTAATTGACTAATAATAGATAAGCCATTATATTCTTTTAAATCTTCTTTTAATCTATAATCAGAGGTTCCAGTATACAACACATTTGTTCCATTATATGTAATAGAGCCTCTTGCTGTAGCGGTAGCATCACTATCTGTTGTAGTTAAAAATTCTTGAAACAGTTGATTAGAACCATTTGGTTGTACAAGTTTAATATTCCATTCACTAGTAGTTGCCTGGTATATTCTAAGTTGTTGGCCTACATTTGTAGATGTACCAATTAATATTTTTCCAGCAGGAGTAATAGTTAGTCTATCTGAAAATGCAGGAACTGAACCTGAAGAAACAGAGGCTGCGGAAGTTCCTGTTTGGAATCTTATTATACCATCTGTATTCAAAAATTCAATTCTAGCAATATATCCAGCAGCAGTAACAAGGTCAGTATTATTATCATAGTTAGAGTTAAACATAAACTCTACAGGACTATCAAAAGCAACACGGTTTTTAATGTGAAGATGTCCTGAAGGTACAATACGCATTCTTTCAGTAGCACCTGTTAATAATGATAAAGCACCACCAGCAATATAAGAAAAACCTACATTTGTTGAACCAATAGCTATTGATGGGTTTGTAGTAGAGCCATCTCCATTATTATCAAAAAAGGCACTACCATTTACAAAAAGAGGTCTTGTAGGGGTTGCTGTACCAATACCAACATTACCACTGCTACTTATTTGCAAAGCATAAGCACCTCCAGTATTATTATATAGTCCAAAATTTCCATTATTTAAACTATATAGATGCCAATCAACACCCGTTGTAGCAGTTGTGTTAGTAATTCTCAAACTTGAATTCAATCCAGTACCAGTTGATGTAAGACTACCTGATACTAAAACTGAACCAGTAAACTGATGCGTATTAGAAGCTAACGATCCGAATTTAGTAGAACCAGTTATAAAACTAACACTAGATGTTACTGTTTGTACAACTAACGTTTGTGCAGTTATAGTACCTGTTGTTGTAATGCTACCTGATATTAATACTGAACCTGAAACGTCTAAACGAGCGTTTGGTGCTATTTTTCCTATACCAACATCACCACTAGCACTAACATATAATGCATTTACTGATGCAGCACCATCAACTTCAAATACACCACCTGTAGTGCCTGAAACGTGAAGTGAGGCTTGTGGTGTTAAAAGATTAGGTCCTATACCTACAGCTCCAGAAGAAGATACAATTAAATAACTTATATTTGCTCCATTAGGTCTTAAAAATATTCCTCTTCCTGTTGCAGCACCTAAATATAAACCGTCACTTGTGTTTGAACGGCCGTATATTCTGTTGAATCCATTTGATCTTCCTCCAAATCCAATAGTACCATAATCTTGGCCAAAAGTACCATCAGTATCTATTGTTACAGCAGATGCTAATCCAAAAGTTGCACTACCACTCATTCTTAATGAACCCGTAATTGATATATCTTGTACTAAAGGTAAAACATAAGACGAAGTAAAAGCATAAGATGCTGATACAGCTTGTCCTGTAACACCACCAATAGAGGCGATTGCATATCCACTTGTGTTTGAAGGGAATGTTATAACAGCAGTATTAATGCTTGTTAACTGAATATTTTGAGGTATAATTTGATTATAGCTAGAATCGTACGTTTGTACTATTATATTCTGTCTATTCAAATTATGGTTGAATGTCCAAGTTGATGAGTTTGTAAACGATGCTGTAGCATTGTTTGATGCAGCAGCACCCACACCACCGTTTGCTGCTACTGCAGTACCTATTTGAGGTGAACTGAAGTAAATTGATGCAGAGTTAGCGTTAGTTGCGTTAATTTGTAACGGCATTATAACGTTGTTACTTGAATCAAAAACGGTGAAAACTGGGAATTGAGTGTTTAGGTTATGAGCGAACGACCAAGTAGCAGACGGCGTTGTTTGCGACAGTATTGCGTTTGATCCGGTAACGGTTATACCGCCCGTTGATATAACTGCATATCCTGCTTGTGAAGTTGCAAATGTTATTGATGAACCACTTCTTGATGTGTTTACAATTGATGCTGGTATTATCTGACTATAATTCAAATCATACACTTGTATAAGTGGTACTAATGAGTTTAAATCATGTATAATTGACCAAGTAACAGCTGGTGTTAATTGTGAGAATGTTTTTGCATATCCAGCATCAAAGTTACTAGCATAAGATGCTGATATAGCAAATGATGATGTTAGATTATTTACTATGCTTCCTGATACTGAAAGGCTACCAGTAATTACTACACTACCACTAATATCTAAAACACCATTTATACCTGTTTCCTTACCTATTCCAATAGCGGATTGAGAAACAAATAATGCTCTTCTACCAAACTGACCAATACGAACTGTATTGTCAGAGAATGCTTCTATCACTGGTAAACCAGCGGCTGTATTCACTGAGAATAATGATCCTGAAAGCGAATCATCAACTGAGAATAGACGACCTGAAGTACCATCTACTGTAAATACACCTGAACCACTACCTATAATAGCGGTAGCGAATGTAGAAGATGATACGATTAAGGAACCAGTTATTGATTGGTTTCCTCTAAATATGTTTGAGCCTGTAGTTGCTAATTGGGTACTGTTTATACCATCTAAAGCATCAGCATTTAAGGCATATGATGCAGTAAGGTTATTTGTAACACTTCCTGATACTGTAATTGAACCTGATACTAAAACAGATCCTGTAAACTGTTGAGTGTCTGTAGCTTTGTTTCCAAATATATTTGATCCTGAGCTATAAATTATAGATGAAGATACTGTTTGTACTATAAGTGTTTGAGCTATAATACTACCTGTTACTGTAAGACTACCTGATATTAAGGTATTACCATTAACATCTAAACGAGTGTTTGGTGCTGTTTTTCCTATACCAACATTGCCTGATGTTGATAATACTGTAATTTCAAAAGCACTTCTTGCCCAATTGTATAGATAAAAATTATCAGTTGAATCATTATCTGATCCTAAAAACCATTTATTAGTTCCACCAGTAGCCCAGTTAATAGCATTTTCATATGAACTATTATCTAGTCTATTTATTCTAATTGTACTTCCTGCACCATTACCTGTTTTATTAGTAGTAATATCAAGCATATGGGTTGGATTTGTATTTCCAACACCTACAAATCCACTAGAGCTTACAAATAAACCTGTAGTAGAACCACTTGTTGTTTGTAATAAAGTACCTGAAGTTCCTGAAACATGAAGTAAAGCTGTTGGGGATGTAATACCAATACCAACATTACCACCGGCGGCAATACGCATTCTTTCGGTAGCGTCTAATTGAGTGAAGGTAATAGGATCATTACCAGTAGTAGCAAAGCCTAATTGACCTCCTGCTGATGTTTTTAATAATGCTCTAATACCATCGCTAGCATTAATTCTAAAACCATTTAAGTATGAATATCCTTCAACGTATAAAGCCCAAGGTTGACTTGCAGACCAAGATGTGTTTTGTTTAACTCTTAATATTGCTCCTGTACCATTAAATGAGCCTCCATCTCCAGTAGTAGAACCTACTATATCAGTTAAGTTATTAGGGGTTGTAGTACCTATACCAACATTTCCACTTCTACTTACAAATAATAATGTTGAAGATCCTGAAGTTATAGCAAATGAACCACTACCATCACTTACAGATGCTGTAACGGAACCTGTAGCAATTTGTGATAAATTTAATCCAATAACGCCTGATGCTTGTATGAAAGATGCAGTGAGAGCCTGAGATGAGGTACCAATTAAGTTGCCAACGAATGAGCCTGTAAATATAGAACCACTTATGTTATTGGTTACAGATAAAGAACCACTTATAGTGGTGTTACTAAGAGCAATGATACCATTGCGCGCTACGAATTCATTAGGCATGTGTTAGTACCTCAGTTCACTGTCCCTGAGATGCGGGTTTATATATAAATATCGCTAAGTTAAACCGAATCGTGATTTTTGTGCGTTGTAGTTTTGCAGGATTTCGGTTGCAGATAATGCACGGTTGTAATATCTAACAACACGTACAAATCCACTATAGTTTTGAATTCCACCATAGAATCCTCTACCTATTAGTAAACCACCACCACTATTTGGAGTTCCTGTAAATGTTAAATCAGCAACTAAAACTCCATTTACATAAGTTTTAAAAGATTTTGCTGCATCTGAAGTTGTTTGCATTACATGTACCCATCGACCTGCTGATATATTTGAATTGGAAGTATTTCCTGTAACCCAACCTGTAGACGTGTTCATTTCATAAGTTATAGCATTACTACCTAAACTAAATCCTAATGGAGAACCACGTTCATCAATTCTAGGACTTACAGGGCGTGTTAGATTGAAAGTAACTGTAGAGGGATTTGCCCAGGTTTCTAAAGTAAGTTCTGTAGTAAGAGATGATATTCTTGAATCAGTTATAGAGTAAAAACTACCAGTAGAATTGAATGAGCTTGAAGGTGTAAAATTAATAGCATTGTTTGAAAACGAAGCGGTTCCAGGATTATTAAAGGAAGCAGATATACTATTTCCACTTAAGTCATTCCATACCATACTACCACTTACATAGCTATTTCTATCAGCAGCGTCCAATGCTAATACTAAACCGTTTGTTACTATTTTTCCAAATGCGTATTGTGTTGCCATATAACTTTATTTTAAGCCGAAGCGTGATTTTTGTGCGTTGTAATTTTGTAAAACATCTGTTGAAGATAGAGCACGATTATATACTTGAACTAATGCAATATATCCTTGAAAATAGTCATTTCCTGTTGGATCACCACCTACATAAAAAGGCATGTTACCCGAGTAAAATGTAGGATTGTCTCCATCTCTAAGATATGGAGGAGACGTTATAGTTGTTAATGTTGGTGTGCTTAATGAATTATAATAATATTTCATATTATTTGTATTAGTGCCGAAAGTAGCACCGTCCCAAACAGCACACATGTTATTCCATGTAGCTAAAGTAGATGGCAAAAATATTTCACCAGGATACATTTCAAACTTGTTAGGTGTTATCTTATAAAATATCAAAGATGGTCCTCTATATCCTGCAACTAGAGTATCGTCTTGAAACTGTGGAGCAAACCATGCATTGATTGAAAAAGATGAGGATAGGCTTTGTTGTGGAAGTGTAAACGTAGTGGTAATATGACGTTGTTGACTTGTATTAAAACTAAATGCTGCTGCTCCTCTATAAGAATCATAAGTAACCCCATTAACTAAACTTCCAGTATGATTATTTCCACTTACATCAAACCATTTATTTCCACTACCAGGATAGCTATTTCTATCACTGGCGTCTAGTGATAACACTAATCCATCTTGAATCATATCTGGTCCACCTGATATTCCCATAGTATTTTTTTATGCTTGAGCTTCCGTCCATGACAAACGACCGAATACGTTTACTGTTTGTACACCCACATTCTGAGCGATGAAAGTTAATACGTCAGGGCCATCAGGATAAATACCTGCATTTGATGTTAAACCTCCACCTCCTAAGATTGAGTTACCTAAGTCTCTTACTAGTGCAAGGTCTGTTGTACCTGTACCATCTACGAAGAATCCTGCTGTAGTTTCACCTCCAATTACTTGAACGTTTTGACCAGAATAGTCAGCAATTTGAGCAAGTGATGAGTTAACAACTGACGGAGAGTTACCTACTGCGTTTGTCCAAGCAGTTGCTACTGATCCACTTGGTTGACCATTTAAGTTTGCTCTGATAAGTAAGTTAACCGCACTACCACTAATTGGTTGGTTTGTTGCAATACCCAATTGTCTTAATATCAACTGCATTCTGTTTGTTAATTCACGAGCACCAAAAGCTGCAGGTAAACCATTATCAACTGAAGGAGCAATTCTGATTGAGAATAAGGCTCTAGTTTGACCAACAGCAATTGTTGTTGCTGTTGTTTGTCCGTAAGTAAATAATAATGATTTATCATCATCATATCTACCATCCATGATAATTGAAGTACCCCAGTGTGATATTGAAGGTGCAAATGTTGGGAATGCTAATTCAACTGCTGTTGGAGCAGTTGCTGAATAAGTAAATAATGATGCTGTACCAACACCCATAGGCGCTATTTGTACTACTGGATTTGAACCTGTAGATGCTTGTGTAAGAATTACTGCTGATGAAGATAAAGCTGTAATGTAAGTACCATCTGGGAATGAAGGTCCTAAAACTCTCATTCCTGGTTGTAATGATGCTGTTGATGCAACAACACCTATATTAGAACCAGCATTCATTGTTAATGCTATGGCTAAAGAACCAGATTGAGCTCTTCTTCTAATATTAAAGGTAGTTGAACCTGTACCTTCGTAGTTTACATATTCATATGTTGAAGCGTTTCTGATACACAAAGTACCTGAAAGAGGGAAACCAGCTGAACTTGAAACGTTTAATGTTGTATCACCAATATTAAATGTTGCTGTAGTTGTTGTGTAAGGAGGTTGTGTTAAAGTTTCATAACGAGCAGGTAAGTTACCTGATCTCATATATGCTTCTGTGTTAACGTTGTTGTTTATAACCTTATGACAATAAGTAACATTACCACCAGTACCTCTTAATCCCCAACGAATAAATCCAGCACCATACCAACTATAGTCAATATAGAACATTTGCATTTTAGATAAATCTAAAGTGTAGCCTGAAGGGCCTGTACCATCCATTTTATCAATATTCCAGGATGATTGTGGATATTTAAAATCTTGTGTTTTTGATACAATAGCAAATTGTGTAGTAGTTCCTCTATATGAAGGAGAAATTGTCATGCTTGTATCACTAGCTATATCTATTACTCTATAAGAAACACCACGAAGTACAATATAATCACCTGGTGATAATTGTTTAGAGAATATTGTAGGGAAAGAAGCATTTGTTTGGGTAATAGTATTTGAACCTGCTGTAGCAGTTACTTTACCTGAAAGTTGGAATGTAGATGTTCTTCTAACAGCATATAATTGTTGACCATCAAATTCAAAAAACAATCCATTTTGGTGATCAAATACACCTAATCTGTTTGCAGCACCATACCAACCAACAACAGATACATAATATGTGCCTGAAGCTGTTGCTGCTGAAGGTGTAGATAATGCTGTGTAAGTAAATGTATTAAACCCTGTTACTAGCAATACTGTAAAAGTTCCATTGTAAGCAGACTCATTAGCACCTGAAACTGTAATAATATCTCCTGGGAATACGTTGTGTTGTTCTTTTGTTTGAACAGTTACTGTTGTACCTGATGATGTTAGTGAATCTAATTGGAAGTTTGGTTTTAAAATAGTACCAGAACTTATTTGAATACCTTTACCTGATTGGTAACGGAAATATCTTCTTGTTTGGCGAACAGCATGTACAAAATTTGAACTACCATTACTTGAAAACTGAACACCACCATCAAATGGTCTATGTAAAAATTGACCTTGTGGTCTTGCAAAAATATAAGTAGTAGAAGTACCTGTTAAGTTACCTGTTGGAACAGATCCTGTTGGTACATAATATCCAAATGTTGTTGGACTTTTAATATTTGCAACAATAAACGAACCTGTAGGAGAGTTTGTAGTAGCACCTGTAGAACCACTTATTGCAATTTCATTTCCTAATGAAAGACCGTGTGGAACTGTTGTTACAACATTAACTAAAGATCCTGTATAGCTTAAACCATTTGCTGCAACTGAAGTACCAATAGAGGCACTTGTATAAAGTTGTCCTCTATATATGTTTGTTTTATTAGAATCAAAAATTGAAGTAATAGTTGTTGTATTTGTACCTTCAGCTGTATAGGTAAATGTACTAGTACCACCACCTGTTTCAATTAAATAGTTACCATTAGCTATACCTAAATAAGTGTCTTGAACTGTAATAGGAGTACCAACTGTTGGAGCACTACCTGAACTCAAAGTAACAGTTACTGTTCTTGAGTTTTGGTTCATTGTCATACCACTAACAGCTGGAATTTGTGTTGGTACAGCAAATGCAAATGGTCTATTATTTGTCATAATTAAATTTTCCCATTTGGAAATTTGAGTACCATATTCAAAGTCAGTATCAATTAAGGCTTGTGGTTGTGAATATCTTGGTTTATCAACAGG